GGGGCAATAATCTTACTTACCCCCAATTGTACAAAAGGATAATCAAAAATGGTAGATAAGTATTGCCTATTTAATCCTTTTTCAAGGTAAATATGGCAAGTCACCGATTTTTGATTAAAGTCCTCATACCATACTACTGATTCTATTTGATCCGTTACCCAGCCAATTGTGGTGGAATTTTCGGGTGTCCATACCATGTCTAACTTTTGAGCGATAAATGGCCCTAACAAGTCTTTATCAAAACATAGCACCTATAAGACTCCACCTTTTTCCATTACAAAGTCTGTACTAGCCCAATGAAACTCAATGTTTTGCGATGCAACATTCATACTAACTGATCCCGCATAGCCTAATCCTGTCACGCCCTGCCATACCTTAGTCGTGGTTAAACCACCACCCCAGTTAGCGTTATCCCATGTATCTAAGTCCCATTCACCAGTTTGTAAGATGGCGGGGTTAAATGATATTTGGTTGGTTAACTCAACGGTATCAAAGTCCGTGCTTAGACCGCATAGAACGGTCGGTAAGCCGTTATCAGTCTGTAGGATAGGGCGTACTAGGGTAAAGCGTTTTTGTTGCCCCCTAGAGTCAAAATACGAGTATGCCTGTTGAACAAATGCCTTGATGTTTGTACCCGCATCGGCAAAAGTATCGTAAAACTTACCTACAAAACCCGTAGCACCAAAGTACATATCGTCACCGCTGGACTCCCAGCAGTTTGCGTTTAGATTAGTAAAGCGACCCCATGACTTTGTAATGTTGTGCATGACATACTGTTCAGAACCGCCAGTTATGGGAACATTGACGATCAGCATATTTTGTTTGGCAAAATAATTCATCTGCCAACCAAAGTTTGTAGCATAAAGGTCTGCCGCTTGACTAATAGCGTAGAAAATCTTGTCGGTAATATTGACACGGGGGTCTAGGCGGGTGGATTGTAGTCCTGCCGATAGGGGTACTAAACCATCTTCGGTCAAAAGTAGGATGTCACCACCAAATTTAAACACGCACTTACGGGCAAAAGTCTGTCCGATGTTCCAAATACCCACTAAAGCCCAATCTGTAGGGTCAGATGGGTCAGAACCCTTGTAAACAGCGACTTCTCCGTTACTGGTAACGAATACAGCTAGATCATCAACCCCGTATCCAGCATCAATAGTCCAAGTTCCCATTGCTTGTAGGTAACCACCTCGTTTAAAGATGCCACCCAAGGGGAATGAGGTTACCGCCCCGTTAATAGAATCTACGGGTAAATAACAAAAATTAAGCGTGTTCTTTTCTACAAAATACAGACGCTCTTTAAATAAGTTTACATATGCGAATGTATTAGAGTTTTTACCTGTAATGTAGTAATCAATCGTATATGTACCTACAACAGTCGCATTGCCGCTAGGGGCGGTGGTCATTGTGTAGGTAAAGGTTGTCGCATTCGTGACCGTGATGCGGTAAGTACCGTTAAATTCTGCGGGTGTTGCTCCTGCGACTGTTATGGTATTGCCTGTCACTAAACCATGTGCGCTGGCAGTTACTAAGGTAGCGGTTAGGTTACCTGTACCACCCCGTGTGATGCTTGAAATTGTCTGTGCGGTGCTTGTCGTAGCACTTCTTGACCAGCGTGTACCATCATAAACCACCATTGGGTCAACAGCATTAACGGCTGGCATGAACGAGCCACCCGCTGTAGTAATCATGGAATGAATCCACTTACCATCGGTGTTACCTGTCAGGCTTGATGTAGCCGTTGAGGTGCTTGCATCGTAAATAATCGTAGAAGTAGACGCAAACAGCTTGGTGGTTGTTGGGCTAGAGTAATTCATCAAGGATAGGACTGCGCCCGTTATCCCTGTTGAATACTTTGTATAACCCTTACGCATCGTGACATCCGTAGGCGTAGGAAAGAAATTGACCATCTGAACCGCATCTAACGGGTTCATTTCAGCCAAAGAGTCCCTAGCATTCCAGCCCCCTATTGGAGCAGGTAACGAGGTAGTAGTAGCGGTAAACCTTTTAGCGACCGCCATAGTTAGCTACCGTAGCCTGTGTCGGGGATATTGGCGTAACCAATAAGCACCTTGCTTGGGTATGGCGCAAAGGATAGGGTAGCAGAGCCTTTGTCGTTAGCCTTGGCAACGCTTAAATAACGGTTATAGTCTTGTTGCAATGCTGTCGTATCAAACGACTTGATTTGGAAATACTTAAGTTTTGTAGCCAAGACTAATACGGTGTCATCCAATACGGTCGTATCGGTATCAGCCGTAAAGCTGTTCTTTACTTGGTCGGTAGCACTTCTAGCCCAACCCTTAGAACGGTACTCAAAACCTAAATATTCTTGTGTGTTGTAAGGCGGCCAAATTTGGAACTGACCACCTAAGATACGCCAACGAATCCGTGGGCCTGTCGAGATATAACCCGACTTTAGCCATTGCCATTGTTGAGCATCTTCTGGCCCCAACATTTGCCAATGTTTCGTCTTGTCCCAATGAGTATTGTCCGTAATGGTTTCAAAGTCAGGGGGTAATGGATACTTGGTCTGTGAGAAGGTAACAGTTCCACCTACGCTGGTAGCCGATGCAAGCTGGCTAACAGTTACGGTAGACCCTGCTACGCTTTCTACATAAGTATCTTGTGGAACATTAGTACCGACTACTGAGTAATTGCTGTTTAGACCCGTGACATTACCAACATTCAATAGATTGTAGGTATTGTTAATCGTGTCGCAGGTTGTAGTAATTGCTGTGGTGTAGAAACGGTACTCTAGTTCTAAAGCTTGCCAGTCATACTCCTTAACCAAGTCATACCCAGCACGGTTCATTAAGGCTAGGACTTGTTGCACATCCTGACTTGTATTGCCCTGCACATAGGTAGGAATGGCTAAGTTTAGTTCAGCGGTTACTTGCTGGACTAATTGGAGCATGGTCGATGACATATTAAGCTTCCTCTGTGGCTACCGCTTTTTTACGGGTTTTCTTTTCACCAACAGCGGCAAGTATAGCGGCCATTTGATCCTGCATTTGAGCCAGCTTCGCATCTGTTTCTGCTTTTATTTTAGCAGTTTCTAAGTCCTTTTTGGCAAGTTCTTCTTTCAAAGAATTGATTTCGCTTTCACGCTTATCGGTTTCTGCCGCATTGGTAGCTAGATTTAAAAATGCCTTTGCCTTGTCACGGAATGCGTAAGGTGACATTCCTGCCGCCATACCCATGCGCTGTAACTGTAGGTCAGATGCGTGTGCAATCGCTTCAACAGTGTGGAACTTCAATGCCCTTAACTCCTCGGCTTGGCTTTTTGACACGATAGGCCATTCCGATACGGGAGTGCCAACAATATCAGGTTCGTTTGCGCCCACACGGTTCATGTAGTTAGCCCACTGGATCGGAAAACGGGTCTTATGGCTAGGTAGCGCATAGGTATCGATCTCGGTCAGGGTATCGCCAGCTACACAGATGTGTACAAAGTCGAACTCTTTAAATATTGGTCTGCCAGCTTCTAGGGATTCTTGTTCTTGTTGTACGGGTCGTTTGTAGAAACGAACCTGTAAACGGCTGTCTGCGTTGTTTTCATCTGAAGGTAATGCCATTTTTAATTCTCCTAAGGTATTAGGTTGTTAAAAGGAAAAAAGGGGCTACCAATTAAGGTAACCCCCCGTTTTTACTACAAAAAGCTATTAAACACTAGCCTTACTGAACCAACCATAATCGCCCGATGCCATAGAAGCACCTGACACATATGTACCAGCACCCAAGGTAACTTGGAATGTGGAAGCGTTGATTACGCAAGTAGCGGTTGATGCGGCAATTGCTACACCAGCTTGTGCGAATACATAGCGTAAGCCATTATTTGCAAAAGTCTGTAGACCGAGTGGCCCAATGGTAGGAATTGCTGTGCCAGCGGAGTTTGGGTTGGTGTAAGCAACACCATCCAAGTCTACGCCAGCGATGGGGAGAGTTGTATATGCCATGATAATTTTCCTTTTCTAATCAGTGGATTAAGTGCCTGACAAGATGCCTTGCAATGAAGCATTAGAGCAGGTAAGGTTACCAGCCCAGCCATACAGCTTCACGATTGCATCTTGGTTAATCGATTGACGCTCGCCACCGATAGGAACAAAATTACGCTCTTTGTGTGGGCGGAAGAAAATGTAGTTGGTGTTCAAGAGATACATATAAAGCGGATTCTCTTGTGCGCCAATACCACCACCGAGTACAACATCGGCAGACATACCACCACCGTAGAACTTCAAGGAAGCAAAGCCAGCCGCACCTTCGTCTACACCAGCAATACGCTGGATAGCCTGTAAGGATGCAACATAGCGTTGATACAGGGTGTTACCAGCGATGATGAGGTCTACCTTATCAGTTCCACGAACGGACTTGATTGCGGCAGAAGTCATAGCGGCTTGGATCAAGGTAGAAGAATCTGCACCTGTGGAAGATTGGTTTTGCCAAAATGTCCAGTTTGCACGATTAATACCACCGTATGTACCAGTTGTATTAGCAACAGCAACAGCGGCCGCTAAACCAGTAATGTTCTTACCACCGTTACCTGTACCGTCACCATAGATGTCGGAAGAAATGCGGTTCAAAAGACGGGCTTCAGAAACTTGCATACGACCATCTAACAGGTCAATGATTGCTTCTTTGCTTGAGTTTTGGAGCATTTCTAGACCACTCATTGTTACAGAGTCAGCGTACTGAGTAATGCTGAACTGTGCCGCAGAGATTGGGCTATCAGGGGTGATATTTAAAACTTCGTAACCACTGTATGAATTAACATTATTGGTCGAAGGATCGTTGTACATAATTTCCTCAAGGATTACATTACCACCTGAGAATGGGCGTACATTGCCCTTTGAGTTAAGACGCTGTAGAACTGCATTGTTCTGCGTCAAGTTGTCGGCCAATACACCGCTACGGCTTTGAATGGTAGTAGCGATAATATCGGTAATTGCACTATTAGCAAATGCCATGATATTTCCTTTATTAAGTTAAGTTAAACCCTACCGCTTTCTGCTTCGGCTATTTGAGCCATTAGCATTGAGCGTCTGTCCTTTGCATCTGTCTTAGACACCTGACCGCTAGGAGTAACGGACTTCGGACTAACAGCAGTTGCTTTAGCTTTTGCTACTTGCTGTGCCTTAGATGCTTGGGTACTTGCTGACTTCAGGAGTCGATCCTGTTCCATCTTGTACGCTTCATCATTAATACGCACCGCTTTGGCATAAGCCGTTTCAAGGTCTTGGGCTATACCTCGCTCAAGTAATTGAGCCATATCTTCCCTTACCATGTCAAAGTGCGGAAACCGCTCCTTGTTACTGCTTACCCGTTCGATTTCTGACATCAAACGAGCATTTTCTTCTTGCTCCCGAATCGCTGACAGTTGTTGCACCTGCTGTTGTGTTGCCTGTAGCTGTTGCATTAACTGCTGTTGATACGGGTCTACATA